TGTCACATCGTCCGAATGTTCGTTATCGCTATCCTCGCCAGAAAATAACACGAATGTCTTTTGTATCAACGCTTTGTAAGCATATGTTAAAGCTTTCCCGCTTGCTTTGTCCTGGGTATCTACTCCGTTACCGACTGACATTAATAGTTCACTATCTCCTGTTTCGATATCAACAATCTTGAATGTAGCCGTGACTTGTGTCATTAGTCTTACACTTTCTCCTTTTGAGGTGGAGAACGTTTCTTTTGATTCGTTGGCTGATACATTCACCGGGAAAAGTATTAAACCGTATTTCTTTAGCAGTGGTTTAATCTCATTGAGTACTGCTGCCTCTGAAACTGCTTTGTATGAATTCTGCCCGAACCCTACAGTCATGTTTTTTTCAATGGCTCCTGATTCACACATTACCGCGTGCATTTTAGCATATAGCCCTTTAACTTCAACTTCTTTTTTCTCGCTCATGTTATTTATCCCCTTTCCTATACTTCAACACTTGAAATTTCAATTTTTTCGTTTTTATCAGTGTCGATATATCCTGTTTGTATCAAATGGTTCTTTATAGCTTCTAAAATTTCATCTTCTGACAAGGAATAGTGTGATAATCTAGTATACCCGTTAGGATTTCCCCATATATCAAGCGTTATTTTCATTTTAATACCTCCAATTTCGCTTTTACTCTCCCAAATTTCAAACATTCCTGATAACTATTTTCCCCTAAAAACAAGTCAATTTTATTTCCCTTAATCGCTCCACCTGTATCAATTGCTGTGTAAATACCGTTATATTTTTCCCTCCATCCACTGAATGTTATTCGAACCTTAGAACCTAATTTAATTACTTTCGGATCAACTGCAATCGCTCTAATTTTCCACGACTTACCTTTAAGACTTTTTCCGGTTCGAGTTACTCCATATCCTCTGGAAGTTGTAAGTTTCCCGCAGCTTTCAACTGATAAATCGTATGCTGTTATTTCAAATACTTTATACCGCTTCGCATTCGCCGTGGTTCGTATTTTCGGGTCGGGCGACTGTTTATACTCTGAACGATATAAAACGGTTTTATGGGCGGTTGTGGCTTGCGTATCGCATAGCGTGGAAGCCGATAGGAATATTACTAGAAGAACTATGGCTATCCATTTGTCTTGCGGTCGGCTACTCATGCTGTGATCTCGGAGCGGATATGTGCGATTTTATCCTTGACTACATCGATCGATGTATCTATCCCAATATTGCAACCAAGTGTTCTTTCGTCCATTACGCGTAGCTTCATATCTTCCATCTGCTTAATCAACTCTTCCAACATAGCGATTACTGATTCTTTCATTTCCTTACCCCTTTCAAAAATTCTTTATCATGTTCCTTATCAGTCTTTGCCGTAACTCCATTGAACTTACTCGCCTTTGCGCGTTCTTCTCGGATTAGTTTGGCTCGTTCGGCTGTTTCTCTGTAATCTTGGCAGTGCTGATGGCATCCAATGAAACGTTCCTTGCATCCTTGACAACTCATTTTCTCACCTTCATTCCTGCAAACGGAAAGCAATTTACAGAATTTACGATATCCTGGCATTTCCTATACGTTTTCTGATTTCCTAACTCCAAGTGGTTCAGTATCTTCCGCAGCGCTTCTTCCGCTTTTTCTGCCCGGTCCTCGTATTCGGTTAGGCGGTCAATTTCGTTGTGAAGTTCTTGTAGGTGTTCGGATAAATCGGTTCTTTCTCTCATTGTTTTCATTTATTTTCCTCCTTGTTTTTATCCGCTTGATTTCTTGTCAACCTCAAACAACTCTGAGTATATTCACACTTACAAATAGATTCTTTCGGGGTATTGTCTTCTGGATACTTTAAAATCCAATCCATCATGCCGTAACAGTGCGGTTTATTCATTTCTCCTCCTCCCTCTCAGCCATCTTCTTACGCTCAATGGCCAGCTCCATCATTTCGTCCGCTTCTTCTGTTTTTCCTTCTACTAGAAACTCTGTTGCGTACTGCATTAGTACTTCGGCTACTGCTATGTGTTCTTGCGGTGTGCTCATACTCTTTCTCCTTATCCCAACACATCAAGCAGCCGTAAAACTTCTTGCATACTCGACCTGTTGTGTTCTGCTTTGCTTTTAACGATTAGATACAGTTTCCGTTCGGGTGAGTCTGCCGGGAACCGCTCGTATATTTCTGAGCGATTCCGGTCACATAACATGAGTGCATAGGCTGTTAGGTCCGACATTGGGCTACCTCCTAGATTTGTATTTAAACAGTCCAAATATATCATCTATCGAGAAAATAACTTCTGCATAAACTATATCGTTGTTATCATAGTATTCTTTCCATACCATAACGAGAGGAGTTTGCTGTTGTCCTCTGAATCCTATACAAATTTTACTTGTTTCCATGCTTTCCTACCTCCTAACCGCTAATACTAATCTGTCCCAGCCAAGATACCTGAGCAACGCTACCTGATTAAATACTACGTGGGCTCTTGGATTGAATCGGTTTGTTTTGATCGTCATTTTGTGGCCTCCTTATAATACTGGTATGATTATTGGTTCTATCTTACGTGTTTCAAACCATTTCGGGTCTACTATGGTTTCTTCATCGAGGGTTAAGTTTTTAAGGATTAAGTCATATCCTTCTTTTGCTCTTCCTACAAACATATAATTGTAAGACCTATTTAGCTTATCCGTTGCTTTAAATAAATACCCGTACTCCATGTTTTTCATGTTATTTTCCCTCCCATACTAATTTATTTATCTGTGCATCAATCTGTTTCGCAAGGTCGATGTTTCCGTTCTTCATGGCTTCGTTAAACTGCTTATTGAGTTTCTGTACCTTAAAATAATTTGCTTTCGTCATGATTTCCGTCCTCCCGTTCTTTCATCTTCCTTAATTCAGTTACAACGGTTGTAATTCCAAACATTGCAACCATTAGTTCTAAGTCTTTTCTGAGTTTTTCATATTCTTTTGATATTTGACTTTGTTCTGTCGATACTTCCATGCCCATAGCTGACCAGTTCGCTCTATGTCTATTCATTTTGCTATCTCCTTTAAACTATTGCTTATAATGACGAATAATTTTCTATCTCTTGCAACTGCCATCATGTCCCAGTTATGAGCCATACACCATTTCTGTAATGTAAATCGTTTCATCCCGTCCTTCTTTCTGCGGAGATTCCGCTCCGCTCGGATAAAAGTGCTATCTTTGTACTGATTCTAAACAACTTTTATGTCCGAAATAACTTTTGCAACCTTCCTCTGTGTGGCCGCCTGAGTATCCTTTTTTTTCTATCTGATGATAAACCTCTGAAACGTATTCTCCGCAAACTTCGCATACTCCATATTTTCTGCTACTATTCATGCAATCAATTAACAAATAACTATATTTTTCTGTTTTCATCCCTCTACCTACCTTTCAAAATCTGCTGTGCTGTTCTTCTGTGCTGTTCCGTTAAATTAATAATATCATGATAATAATAATACGTCAATAGGTTTTCAAACATATTTTAAAATTTATTTTTTATATCTATTTCGGGTAAAATTACTATATTTTTATCACTATCACCAAAACCGTCAGGAAAATTGCAATGGAGAAATCGTTGTGAGAGAATAAAATTTGTTTCCATTTAATTTACATAATATATTAAAATATTACGAATGTAATGCATTGTCATGGAAATAACGTTGTGGCTCTAAAGTATATACTATTTCCTTGCATTACACTAAAAAAATACCATCGTTGCATGTGCGTGCGTGCGCGTAGGAATATATGTGTATTTAATGTAATAATGTAATAATATATATATAACATAGTAATACCAATAGGTACAGACATCACATCGGCATTGCATTCCATCACATTCTTACGTTTCTACTATTATATAGACAATTTATCTGATTAGTTATATAATTATATCAGGAGCTAGTGTAGTTCCATAAGTGCTGCCCGGTGGTGTGTATACTAAGCCGGGTGGTACGCTAAAAAGAGTTGATTTCATGCATATCTCGATGTCATGGTTACTCGTAGCGTTAGTTGTATTGGCAATCGTTTATTTGATAAGGAGGGTTTAGTATGATCACAGCTAATTTATGGAATCTAATTGGCATAATGGCATTAGTGGTTATATTTACTCTGGTAATAGCAAGAGAACAACATGAGTAGGCGTATAGGACAGGTAATTGGAGTATTGATTATAATACTATTGTTACTGTCTAATGGCGGTTGAGGATATTAAGGAGGGCATTATGGCAGGAGATAAATTGACTCCTAAACAGGAAACGTATTGTCAGGAGAGATTTGTCAACAAACTATCTCAGAGGCAGGCGTATAAGAAAGCATTTGACGCAAAGAATATGAATGATAACACAATAGATAGACGTGCTTTTGAATTGGAACAAAACGGCAAGATAAAGGCTAGGGAGAAGGAATTAAACGACAAGGTGTTGAATAAAAACCTAGTCACTAAGGAATATGTCATTGAGGCACTAATGGAAGTAGCCGAAAGATGTATGCAGAAAGTACCTGTATTAGATACTCAGGGTGAACCTACAGGAGAATGGAAGTTTGAAGCAGCAGGAGCAAATAAATCATTGGAACTATTAGGAAAAACCATTGCTCTATTTACGGATAAGACTGAATCTATTAACCTGAATGCAGATATTCAACTCACCCCTGAAGAACGCCAGAAACGAATTGAGGAATTGAAGGCCAAACTATGATAAGCGACAAAGAACTATTAGAACTGGAACGATTATTAGATGAATCTGCAAGAGATATTGCAAAATGTAACTATATCCAGTATGTGAAATACACTAACCCGACTTGGCAGGAGCTGAAACACTCGTATTTTATAGCGGATATTATAGATAAGGCAATCAATAAACGAGCTGATATGTTGGCTGGGTTAATTCCATCGAGCAATCAGTACATTATGATTTCAATGCCACCTAGGCACGGCAAGAGTATGACGATTACAGAAACACTACCTTCATACTTCATGGGACGTTTCGACGGCTCCAAAGTCATCCTGACGGCTTACAGTAGCACTCTAGCGAATGACTTTGCAAAGTCTAACAGTAAGAAGATAGAAGAACATAAAGTATTTGATGCTAAAGTCACAACAGATAATCAGGATAGATTAGAATTATCAAACGGTTCAATCTGCATCAAGGCCGGTATACTCGGAGGGATTACAGGTAAAGGCGCTCATCTTTTACTTATTGACGATCCGATTAAAACTTCTGAGGAAGCAATGTCAGAGGTAACGAGAGATAAGATATGGAAAGAGTGGGAATCGTCACTATCAACCAGACTAGAAGAGTCAGCAATCGTTATTGTTATCATGACCAGATGGCATGAGGATGATTTAGCTGGAAGATTGTTAAACCCGGCTTATGGCGACCCTCTACCGTGGAATGTTGTAAATCTACCTTTAGAATCTGAGGACAACGACCAGTTAGGCCGACCGATAGGCGAACCGCTTTGGCCAGAAAGATATGGCCAACAGTTTATTGCAGAAAGAAAACAGTATGCCAGCTCCTTTAATTCTCTGTATCAGGGCAGACCAAGCAGTATGCAAGGTAATATCATTCAGCGCACATGGTTTCAGTGGTACGAACAATCAGAGATAACACCGGATAAAATGATTAAGATTATAATGTCAGTCGATGCAACCTTTAAAGAAACAGAGAAGTCGGACAAAGTAAGTATTCAGGTATGGGGTAAGCGTGGAACATCAATGTATTTAATGGATAGAGTATCAGGTAGGATGGGATTTATTGCTACTATTCAGGCAATCGAGAACATGTTGAAGAAGTACCCGCAGATTGTTCACAAATACATTGAGGACAAAGCAAACGGATCAGCAATTATAGATGTTTTAAACCGTAAATTTCACGGCGTTATTGCCATTAATCCGCAGGGGAGCAAAGAAGCAAGAGTGCATTCGGTTCTTCCTTTCCTTGAAGCTGGGAATGTATTTCTACCACGTACACCATGGGCAGATGAAGTAGTAGAACAGTGCGCAAGCTTTCCAAAAGGTGCGAACGATGATGATGTCGATGCACTGAGCCAAGCACTGAGTAAACTATCGCTTATGCCAGCAGATGTTCCAGACACAGCAGACAGATACATAGCAGGCCGTAAAGTCGAACCTAAACGTTCAGAGTGGTCAACGCAGATACCAGACGGATTTTTTAATAAATAGGAGGTTGTATGGACGGATTTGAATTAAAATGCTTAAAGTGTGGCGCGATTCATATTTATAATGATAATTTAGACGTGAAGAAAGATTTAACGGTTGATATAATTGTTGACTTTGCAGGGAGCATGTCGATAGAATGTGATTGTGGAAATGAGGTAACTGAGTAATGGAAATACTAATCGGTTTTACAGGGGGATTGCTCCTGTTTTTTGCTTATCTACTCGGACGCAAACATGAGGTAGACCGAGGCAAGGGCAAACAGGTAGAATTAAACCCTATCAAGGCAGTACATAAGCACATCGATAAAAAAGAAGCAGTCTCAGAGATTAATAAAGTAGAATCAGACTTAAAAGTAATGTTGGCATACGATGGGCCGAAGAAGCAATTCGATGCAGAAGGGAAGCGCATAGATGGCTAAGAAGAAGGATTTAACACTAACAGAGTCGTTTAGACGGTGGACAGCCGGAGAAGATTGGAACAGTAGGCTGAATTATCTTGGATGGGACTACGCTCACATGGTTTCGATGTGTGAAGCAGTAGCTGCCGGCGACCAGTGGAAAGAAATGCAGGCGATACCGGGATTCGATCCAACGTTTAATATCATCAAACCAGCCAAGATGTATAATATCGCCACTATCCTATCAAGCAGAGTAACCGGAACATTCTTTGCAGAGGGCATGGACGAAACGGAACAGGACGAAAAGACAGCTGCAATCATGAAAGCAATCGAAGGACTTAATAAGCACATGATCTTGAAGTGGGACAGAATGAACATGGACTACATGGCTAGAGAACTTCTGAATTCATGCGCTGATGCTGGGGACGTTTACGCCCATACATATTGGGAGCCGAAGAAAGACACAGGGCAGCCTAAAGTAGCCACCGAAAAGGAAATGGGCGATTACTGTACCGAGTTAGTCGATGGCGTGAATGTAATGTTTGGCAATCCGAACCAGAAAGACCCACAGAAACAGCCTTATATTCTGGTTGGCGGTCGTGAAATGGTCTCTATTCTAAGGGATGAAGCTAAAGCGAATGGAGCAAGCACCGAAACGATAAACGCTATCACATCTGACGAAAACTGGGAGAATCAAGCTGGGGACATGGGTAAAATAGAGCTACAAGACGATGGTGACGGAAAATGTCAGTATATTTACACCTACGAGCTAATCAAAGGGAAAATATATTGTACTAAAGAGACAAGAGGGGCCACAATTTACGCTAAGAAAGACACGAAGCTTAAATTGTACCCAATCGCTTTATTAAACTGGGAAACTCGCAAGAACTCACACCGTGGCAATCCGTTTACACTGTATGCAATCAAGAACCAGAGATTCGTGAATAAAATGATGGCAATGTTAATGGCTTGGATGATTAAAATGTCACTAGGCAAGTACATCATTGATGAGGATATGATACAAGGATTTTCGAACGAGATAGGCGAAGTGGTTAAGGTTCACGGATCACCATCACAAGCAGTCATGCAGATTCAACCGGGTAATATAAACTCAGTAGTGTTACAGGTTA